CAATAGCTCCCAATGCAATAGTGCCTTTTGATAATGTGGCTTATTTCATTACAGAGCGAGGTTTGTATCGTTGCAACGAGTCAGAGGTGGCACCTGTTGCTAACGCGCAAACACCAGACCCAATACTAGCAATTATTAGAAGTCTTTCGTCTGCTCAGTTTGCAAACATAAGAGCCGTGTTGAACCGGGGCACAAAAGAACTATGGATTACGCTGCCCGGTTATGGTTGTTACGTCTACAACACGGTGCTTAATTCGTGGTCAGGGCCGTGGGATACAGGTTGGATAAGCCCGAACACCACAACAATGTTTGAAACCCTGAACTCTTCTGGCCTGCCAATTATCTTGAGAGGTGACGCAAGTGGGTTTGTAAGCGAATGTGATGCAACGGGCGTGTTTGTAGACAACCTAGAATCTGACGGATCAGGTGGTGAGAGATACACCATGACAGCGCAATTCCGTCGTTTCTATTTTGGGGACGACTCGCAGTCAAAAGGTCTTCGGTGGGGGTACTTAACCGCGATGTTAAAAGGCTCTGACCAGTGCCGCATAGAATGGACAACAGGAAATGATTTTGGATCATTTTCGCTTCCCGTTAGTTATGACGAAACATGGGGAGCGTCCGGTACTACATGGGGCACAGGGGTGTGGGGAGGGTCAGGTAGCCAGAACTATCGTATACCGATGGGCGGCAATGGCTATTATGTTGATGTTAGTGTAATTGATTCAGGAGAAGCCTTGCCTGTGTTTAGTAGATTCCAGTTGGAAGCATTTGCCCTTGGGAGGCGTTAATGGCTACGACGGTAGCGCAACACGCAGTGGCTACGTTTTCGAGTCCCGTCAACGGTAGTACGCCGATTGATGCGAACACGGTTCGTGGTAACGACAACACAATCCGTACTAGCTACAACGATCATGATGCCGATACAGGCGTTCATGTCCAGTCGTCTACGCTTGCCTCTCGTCCTGCTGCCGGGACTGCGGGACGCAAATGGATTACATCAGGCGATGGTGACGATTACCACCTTTGGTTTGACGATGGCACAAACTGGATAGAGGTAGGCGGGGCAACGCATAGCGTGTTAGTGCGAGCCGATGCTGCCCTAGCCGCAGGTAAGGTTGTTAAGCTGACGGGCTACAACGCTACTGACAAAGTACCTACGGTTAACGTAGTAGCAGCTACTTCTGACACAGCGTTCGGCGTAGTAGAAGTTGCAATATCAAGTGGCGCAACAGGTTACGTCATTATCACAGGCGTAATTCGTAACGTCATAAACACAAGTTCGTTTTCCGCGCTAAACCAGTTGTACCAAAACGGGTCCGCTGCGTTTACCGCCACAAAACCAACATCAGGCGAGTATCAGCCATGCGCCGTAGTTTTAAGTAGCCATGCTACTACAGGCGTAGTCTATGTAGAGTTTCAAGAGCCACGCATTGTCGAGCGGTCAGATAACACCGCAAACACGATTGTCCTGCGAGACGGCTCTGGTGCCTTTACTACAGGGGCTATTACGTCAGCCGGGTTAATCACATTTGCTTCGCTCAAAGGAACGGGTGCTACAACCGTTACAACGATCCTTGACGAAGACAATATGGCGACCGACTCTGCAACGGCTCTTGCAACGCAGCAAAGTATCAAGGCTTATGTAGACACCAAGGTGACGGCAGAGGACTTAGACTTTGCAGGAGGTTCCGGCACAGGTTCTGTTGATCTCGACTCACAGACGTTTACTATCGCAGGTACGTCGAACGAAATCGTAACAGTAGCCGGAAGCCAAACCCTTACAATCAGTCTTCCAGATGATGTAACTATTGGTAACGACTTAACACTAGGCTCAGACGGTGCCGTTCTTGGTTTTGGCGCAGGCACTGACGTAACCCTGACGCACGTTCACGATACAGGGCTACTGCTAAACGGCACGAGGCAGTTGCAGTTTCATGATGCGTCACAACGTATTGCCGCATCAAGCGACACCGTTTTGTCTATTGCCGCAACAGATGAAATTGATCTTCAGGCTGCAGCAATAGACCTAAACGGCACCGTAGATATGTCATCTACATTGACTGTAGCTGGCAATGCTGATCTTAATGGAGATCTAGACGTAGACGGAACTGCCAACTTAGACAATACAGATGTAGATGGAACTTTAGTTGTAGACGGCTCCAATATTTCATTGGACTCTACATCTACACTGAACATAGATAATTCCAATACCTCAAACGGAATTACTATAGGAACCGCTACGTCAGGCGTTCCAGTTTCAATAGGTCATACCACATCAGAAGTAACGGTAAATGACAACCTGACGGTAACAGGAACGCTTACTCTAGGCTCAGGCGCAGAGTTAACAGAGGCCGAGCTAGAAATGCTTGATGGCATAACCGCAGGAACTGTAGCAGCCTCTAAAGCGGTTGTAGTAGATAGCAACAAGGACATTGCAAGCTTTAGAAATGTTACGCTTACGGGCGAACTGGATGCAGCTACCCTAGATGTGTCAGGTGCCATAGACGTTGCAGGCACAGCAAACTTAGACGTTGTGGATATTGACGGTGCCGTAGACATGGCATCTACGCTACAAGTGGACGGTGCAATTACAGGGTCTAGCACCATTCAGGGCACAACGATTACTGCTACTACGGCGTTAGTAGGTACGACCTTAACTGTTAATAAAGCCAGCAATACGTCAGTTATTCAGCTAGGCGGTAGCCCCGGAGCTAACTGGGAAGGCGATATACTTTTTAACACGTCAAACTCTGCTACAAATTGGCGAATTGCCTCAAACAGAGTTACGGCGGGGGCTTTTACCATAACTCCTTCTACTTCGGGTGGAGGCTCAACCTACACAACGCCTCGCGTCACGGTAACAGACGGAGCTATAAAGCTAGGTGGAAGCGACACAATAAAACTAGAGTTCTTAAACGCATCAGGAACGCTAAGGGCGTTTGCTGTACTTAACAGCACATCTTTAGAAATAGACACAGACAGTGCGTTAATTTTTAGCCCTAACAACGCTGAAAGAGCTAGAATAGATGACTCTGGTCGAATGGGTATTGGTACAGCAACACCACATTCGTACTACTCCGGTTCAAACAAATTCGTAATTGCGAATACGGGTGGTAGCACTGGGATGACCTTTGCTACAAGCAATACAGGTCAGGCCCGAATAGATTTTGCTGAAGGTACGTCTGGTGCAGAACAGTATCGCGGAACCATTTCGTATAATCACGCTGCAACAGAATCTGAGGGCTATTTAAGATTTGTGGCAGGAGGCTCTGAAGCGTTAAGGCTAGGAAGTAACTACGTTTACATGGCAAACCTTCCAACGTCTGACCCCGGTGTGGCTACTAGCGTGTACAACGATTCTGGAACCCTAAAAATAAGTGCTGGCTAAGATGACACTTACATGGGCCGTAGACAGTATGACCGTAGATAAACTGCAAGACGGACTTACGGATGTAGTGACTTGGGTGCAGTGGCGTTTGATTGGCGAAGACGGCACCTACGTAGACTCTGCCGGAGAGACAGTTCCTAATGTAGCTAGTGTTTATGGATCACTAGCTGTAGGGCAACCGAACCCGGACGACTTTACGCCGTATGCGGACTTAACGGAAAGTGCCGTGCTAACATGGGTTCAGACAAAGTTTGATTCAGAGATGGTGCCGTCAAAAAATCCAGACGACCCAGAAGAGATGATATCAAAAACCGAACTCTACGAGAGGTTGGTTACAAACGAATTAGATGAAAATGCTAATCCAACAACCGCCGACCCATCACTTCCTTGGGGGTAACAGTTGAGAAGAGGACACCTTGACGCTGTAAGCAATGCTTTTGATGAGTTTCAGGCAAACAGGTTTCGTTACAGTCTTCTTAAACAAGTAAGACAATGGGTAAAGTTTGTAAGTCAGCAAATTCAAGAACGAAACGAAATGCGACTTGCAATAGTAGAGCAGCATTTAGCAGAAGGAAAAAGTGAAATAACAACAGAAGATCCTAACTACAACGATTGTTCTCAGGATTTGACAGAGTTGTTTAACGATAGCGTTGCCATATTTTTTACATTGATTATTGT